GCCAGGAGATGGCTCCTTGACGGGCAGCGGGAGGAAGGCCTGCTGCAGGTCCTCGGGGGACATGTCCACGTCCCGGAACTCGCCGAGCGTAAATCGCTCTTCGCCGGCCACCTTCGCTTTCTTGGACTTGAAGCCACCAGGCATGTTTGCCAGGGCCGCGGTGTCCAGGATCGCCCTTAGCGAGCCGCTGGAGGCTTGAGCCAAGGAGCCAATAATGTGCAGGTACCCGAAGCCGTAGAAGCCCAGGCCCGGCAGGAACTTGTAGTGGATGAACCAGATCCGCTTCTGGTATCGATCGTCGCCCTTGCGCCAGTTGCGCCGGATCGCCAGCACCTCGTCACTCTCCTCCTCGACAGTCACGATGTACGGCGGTGCGATGTCGCCGGCGTCGGTCGCTTCCGGATCGTCGAACGGCATCTTGTAATCGATGTGGACCTCGTAGAGCTTGTAGACCTCGTCGTCCTGGTGCGTGTGCGCGGTGCGATCGTCGGCGAAGTCTTCGATGTCGGTCCGGTCGAAGCTCACGTTCTTGTCGACCCGGATCTGCGGCGCCGGCAGGAGCTGGGCATCCTCCAGGAAGAACCCGTCACGCTGGGCCCGTTTGATGTCGTTGCCCTGCATCTTGAACTCGTGCGCGTAGCGGCTCGCATCGCGCAGGCTCTTGGCATAGTACGGCACGATGAAGTCCTCGCTCGTGACGTAGCGCCCGGTCGTCATCCCGGAGATCTCGTCCGGGTAGACTTTCTTGAATGCGGATCCGGACAGCGGCAGATAGAACAGCATCTGATCCACGTCCCAGTAGTAGCCCTCGTCCTCCTCGGTGAGCTGGTAGTTCATGTAGTCTTCGAGCCGCTCGGACTGCTTCTCTTTTTCTTCGTTCTGCTCGCCCAGGATCTTGGCCTTGACCGGACCGTTGGACGGGAACAGCTCCTCGATCGCGCGCGACTGGAAGTTGACCACCGCCTCACCGATCAGCGGATCGGTCACCGAGGCTGCACCGTTGAACGGCGTGTCCGACTCCGGCATGTCTTTGATGCCGAGCAACTCCACCGCCATGCGCATGCGCTCGAAGTGCTGCTCGCGCACCTGCTTGTCGATGTCGACGTACTCGATCAGGGTCTTGGCTAGGTTCTTGCGTTGGTCGGCGGAGAGCTGGTCCGCCAGGTTGGCGTGCCAGTCAGGATCCATCTCGGGGGCTTGGAACGCGCCCTCCTCTTCGGGCGCCAGGTCGACGATCGTGTCGTCACCGTCCTGGATGATGCGCGCGCCTTCGGCGTCTTGCACTCGTGGCTGAGTGGTTGGCAGCTCGCTCATTAGCGAGCCGACATCCGATCGTTGCGATCCGACTGTTGCCACGACGACGTGCCCTCCGACGTAGTTCCGCGGAGTGTAGCGCGTTACTCGTCGATAGCAAACCGCTTGATCGTGAGACCGTCGAGGTGATCGAGTTCGTGTTGCAGCGCTGCCGCTTGCCAGTACTTTCCGCTAACCGTGATCGGCTCCCAGTTCTCGTCGTAGCCGCGCACTGTAATGTGGCTCCAGCGCTTGACTTTGATGCGATTCAGAATCGAGCCGGGCACCGACAGGCAGCCCTCTTCGCGCGTTTTCAACTGGCCGCGCGTGCGCTTGATCGTCGGGTTGATGATCGTCCACTTCCAGCCTTCGGTCTTCGAGTGGCCTACGATAATGCGCAACGGTTCACCGATCTGCGGAGCGGCCAGGCCCATGCCGTCGTTCGCGTACATGGCCTCGAACATCTCGTCGATCAGTTGGTGGCACTTCGTACCGCGCGCCACCTCCCTGGCAGTGCCAAGCAGGATCGGGTGCGGCGTTGCGAGGATCGGCTTCATAAAAAAAGGGCGCCCGGAGGCGCCCCTGATTCTACCGCGTTTCCGCGGCCTGGATCTCCTTCACGTCATCGTGCTCCAGCACCACCCGGTAGTGGGTGGCCCTGGCATGCGTCAGGACGTGGAGTACCATCCGATCCTTCCGGTCCCGTCTCACGTCGACAACCAGGCCATCGAACATCCGCTGGCCCCAGCGGTTGGTGACGATCATCGATCCAGGAACTCAAGCGCTCGACCGGTCACCGCTTCGACCTCGTCGAACATGGCGATCAGCTCGCGCTGGACCTGGAAGTACCGGCCTTTCGGATTCCACCGCCTGGTCAGGCGTGCGCCTGATTCCGCGGTGTCGTGCATGATCCGGACTCGCCGGCGGACGTTGCCCTTCGTGGGCTTTGCGATTGATGATAAACTCATCGTTCTACTCCTCGTGAATGGCATCACATTGAGTGGACCCCGGGCCGGCCCAGGCAGTCACACACAGACAGCAACAACACTGGGCTGGCCCACCTTCATTCTCCAAGCTGTTAAAGAACGGCTAACCCGCTGATTAGCATAAGGTTATTATAACATCCACCGTGGTTGCTGGGTTTCAGGGCATCCAACCGCCCTCTTCCGGGACTTCCTTCAACGACTTAGGCTCGGTTTGCGCAGTAGGAATGCGGGTTTCAGAGCATTCGGCGAGCAGTTCCTTCACCGCCGCATGGGCCTCGTCGATCTTAGCCTTCAGCTCCTTGTTTTCGACCAACGATGACGCCCTTGCGAGGCTTGAATCCGCGCGGGTGAGCGGCTTGTGCGCGCGCCGTTTTTGATTTGCCAGTGGTATTCGTCCCGCCATTTTTCTTCCTCCTCAGATAGTCCTGGTAGCTCAGCCACTTCACATACAGCCCGCCGCAGATCATGCACTCGACCATGCCAGGCGGCGAGCGGAACCTGGCCCGGCAGCCCTGGCAGCCGTAGGTCTCGCTGCCCGTTGGCAGCCCGCGGCTATCCGTAGGGGCCCTTGACCGTTGGGCGCTTGAAGAGCTTGAGTTCGCCACTTGATTCGTCGTCCGGTAGCTCGATGTCACCCATCCGCCGCATGAACGCCCAGGCGATGATGCAGGTCGTGACCAGGTCGTCGTGCTCCGCCAGGGGGAACTTGGCGCACTGGCCGATCACGTCGTAGGCCCAGGTCCTGGGAACATACCAGATCCGCCCAGCTCGCAGAATCGGGCTGACCATGTGCGCTCGATAGATCATGTCGACCTGGCCAGGATCCACCCGCCAGGTTGCCAGGCCCATCGCGTCCAGCTCCTGCACCAGGCTCTGCCCGGAGGCCTTGTCTTCGATCAGCGTGTGATCCGGATCCCAGCCCTTGTCGTGGCGGAGCGCCTCGGTCTTCAGGTCCGGGAAGTTGACCCGCTCGTTGAACCGCTCCAGCAGCAGCGCGTTCATGGCCGTGTCTTCCTTGCGGCCGGTGTCGGTGTGCCAGAACAGCCCCCAGGTCGTGCGGGCCGTGTAGTCGTTGGTCTCTTTTTCCTTGAACGCCGTGTCGTAGACGCTGACGATCTCGTCGAACTCCGGCATCGGCATCGCCTGGTCCTGCTTCGGGTGGTTCTTCGGATAGACCCACTGCCGCCACCAGGGCCGCTTGAAGATGATGCCGCCGCCGGCCTCCGGATCCTGGTTGTACTGGGCCTGATAGTCGGTGTCGGTCATCGCCGCCTGCTCGGCCTTGACCTCTTCACGGCCGAAGCGCTGTTCGTTCAGCAGCTCCTTGGGCTTGCTGCGGATGTCCTCGAACAGTTCGTGCTCTTCGTGCTTTTCAGCCCGGCCCTGGTTGTAGGTTTTCGTCTGCAGCAGGCCCTTGGGGTTGGCGTAGGTCCGGCAATGCCGCTGCGGGTCGTACTCCATCGGCAGCATCAGCACCACCCAACGATCACCCTCGGTGGCCAGGATGTGGCCGAACAGATCCATGTCGTGCGAGCGCTGGCCGATCAGCACTTTCTGCCCGGTGGTCGGATCGTTCAGCCTGGAGCGCATCGAGTTGTCCCACCAGGACAGCGCCGAGTTGCGCCTGGCGTCCGACTTCACGTCGGTCATGTTGTGCGGGTCATCCACTGCGATGACATCGCCGCCCTCGCCCGTGGTCTTGCCGAGCACCGAGGTCGAGATCCGGTAGCCGTGCTTGTCGTTGACGTAGCGGTGCTTCTGGTTCTGGGTCGGATCCAGATAGAACAGCCCGCCGTAGCGCTCGTTGTACCAGGCCGACTCTAGGATGTCCCGGCTCTTCACTGCATCACGCAGCGCCAGGTCGTGGGCATACGAGCTGAACATGAATTGGATCGTCGGGTCGTCGGTCCACCACCAGGTTGGCCACATGACCGAGACCGTCAGGCTCTTGGTTTGCCTGGGCGGGATGTTGATGATCAGGTTCCGGATGTCGCCCAGCGTGACGTAGGCCAGGTGATCGCAGATCGCGTCCAGGTGCCAGTTCGACTTGAAGGGTCGGGCTTCGACCAGGGGCCAGGCCGCGGACACGTAACGCCTGAGATCACGCCGCAGCCACTCGGCGTGCATCTCGGTATAGACGGCCTGCCTAAGTCGCGGCTCTACCGATGCGCTCACTATCGGTTACCTCCTGCAGTGGGCATCGATCGGGGATCGCTGGCCTGAGCAGAACGACTGGGTCGACCTGGCTGGGGATGTTGAGCTGCTCGCCCAGCTCGGTGCAGAACGGCGCGTTGTTGATCTGCGGATTGCGCCAGAAGTGTGGGCAGTCGTAGCAGGAATCGATCTCCCTAATGACGTAGACCTGACGGCGGGACATCGGTTTCCTCGTACTTCTCAAATCTCCAGCCCAGCAGTAACTTCATCCAGAACCGGTACCAGGCATTCGGCCAGGAGCTGACAGCCCAGCGGGTGAAATAGGGCCCGTCGTCTAGGATCATCCAGCCCGCCGGCGGTGGCGGTGGCTGCATTACGTGCAGATCGGTGTCAACCGGATCGGTCATTCTTCCTCCACCGGCAAGTCGAACCAGTTGAACTCGCCCTTGGCAGGATCCTGTTGGCCTTGACTGAGCTTCGCGCAGTACGCCGCCGTGTATTCCCCGAAGCAGTAGACCTGCAGGATCGCGTGCCCGTTTTCTTGCTTGGCAAAGCGCATCGGGCCCGTCGGGCGCTTGCGTGGATCCGCGTCCCATGGCTTGAACTTATCAGTCATGGCGATGTGCTCGGCACCGGTGCCACCGGATCCATGCCGATGCGCATCTCGGCGTTCTCGACCTGGGCCTTCGAGGTGATGTAGAGCTGCCGATCGATCTCCGGCCACTCGTCCAACGCTTTGCGGCCGTGGGTGCGCTCCAGCTCCAGAACTGTCTTGGTGCCCTCTTTCAGCGCGATCACGGCCCGATCGAATGCCAGCCCGGTGATACTCATAGTCTGCGTGGCCACCGACTGGGTCAGCAGTGCGATGGTCTCGTCGCCCTGGTTGAGTCGCTCCTCGTGTTGCTCAACCCGGAGCTTGGTCTGCTCGTGCTCTGGATCCGTGGTGACGTAGTCGATCACGAAGATGCCGGCGCCGATGATGGCCGCGGTGATCGCAGCATTGAGTACGCGCTCTTTCTCACGGCTGAACCAGTGCGGATGGTCGTCTTGGTCATCAGGCATGTCCCCCTCCTAGACCGCCTTCAGGCACCCCCGGCCCAGCCCTTTCTCGTGTGCGAGCTGCAGCTCTCGGCTCCTACGCTTGGCAGCGTTGATCGATTTGAACTCTTCGTCGTCACCTTCGAGGTGGATGATCTTACGCCGGCGTCGAACGTAAATCACCCCGCAGTCAAATAGCTTGCGCTCCTCCGCGGCTTTCTTGCTCCGTCCGCACCGGATGCAGACCTGGGTGTCGGCCTCGAAGATGTGCCCTTTCAAAACGCAGCCCCCGGATGCTCCCCTGGATTCCCCCCGGATCCTACCCCGGGGTTCAATGAAGTACGGGCGGGCTGCAAACCTTCACGCGGCACGAACCGGTCGCAGGCTGGGCACGACCAGGTAGAACATGCTCGCCGGCACGCGATCATCGATCACGAGATCCACGCGCGCACCCAGCTCTCGCTCGCCAACTCTCTTCAGAGCCTGTAAGGCAAAGCGATGGCTGTGTCGACCTTGTAGCTGCACCCTGATCACCTGTTACCCGTTTCATACCCGTCTGCCCCGGATGATACTCGATTGCCCCAGGTAATGGCCAACGTAACAACCTACGAGCATGCCCGTCATGTGCGGCCACGTAAGCAGCTCGAAGATCTCGACGAGCACTCCCCCCAGGCCGATGAAGATCAGCACGTAGTAAACGACACCGATGATCAGCCAGTTCACTGCAGGGTCTCTCGGTAACAGCCGCCCTCGCAGTCGTACATGCACAGCATGTGATCGTGCGGGCAGCAACCGACGCCCCAGATCTCTTCGCGGGTTTTGCGCTCCCTGGCCATGATCTGCTTCACGCGATCGTTGACCGCTTCGACCTCCCGATCGATCAGCCTGAGCAGGCTCTCGGGGGTCTCAGGGAACTTGACTACATTAGCAACCATCGGAGCAGCTCGAAGAGGCCGACCATTGCGTACCAGGTCACCGTCCAACCGATGACACCGACCACGAGTGCGACGAGCAGAAACACCACCATAGGAACGTCGTACAGGTGTCTGCGCTCAGCCATCACCAGGCGTCCGTATCCATCGGCTTGGTGAACGTGCGGGGACCGCGGCCGAAGAAACTGTCGACGAACCCGTCGCGCCGTTTCCGGATCCAGTACGGTGCCATGTACGGTCGATAGCGGATCTGCCATCGATGGAAGTACAGGACCCACCCGCCGGCGTTCACCAGGCTGCGACCGAACAACGGCTTGCGTCCGCCCTCGTAGCAAAACCAGGAGAACCAGATCCGCTTAGGCGCCACGTATGACTCCTGTCGCTTGATCAGTCCACCGGTTAGGTGCAATCCGAGGAAGGTTTCGCGGTCGCGCGTTGGGTCGGTCATCGATGCCCCGCTTCGTGCTCTGCTTCGAGTATTTGCTCCGTCTCGTATGGTAGCACCCGAGGCTCCGTCAGATCGTCGGGGCCCCACTCGAAGTTCTTTGCCAGGGGATAGCTGGCCAGGGCCTGGCCTTGCCGGCTGCGATCGACCTCCAGCCTCGGGCCATCCCAGCGCTTCCGATGCACGTAGTTGGGCAGCCTTTTGCCCGCGTTGGTTATGCACAGCGCCCTGGCTTCAGCTCCGCACGACGGGCACGGGACCATCTTGAGAATGTCCCGCTGGATCGCGCGGGGCATTAGCAGGCAACTGCTTCGCTCTCGCCGATCTGCCCCTCCCCGACGTACTCGTGCAGATCGCCGGTCAGC